TGCTCAAGGACCTGCCGGAGCGCCTACCGGAGCAACCGGAGCAACCGGTGCAGTTGGTAATACCGGTGTAACAGGCGCAGGACAGACCGGCGCGACAGGTGCGATTGGCAACACGGGAGCAGTTGGTAACACAGGTTTAGCTGGTGCAACAGGCTTAACTGGCGCAACGGGTTTAACTGGTAACACGGGTTTAACTGGCGCAACAGGTTTAACTGGTAACACAGGTTTAACTGGAGCAACAGGTTTAACTGGTTTAACAGGCGTTACAGGCGCACAAGGCGAAACTGGTCTAACAGGACTAACAGGAGCTACTGGTCTAACTGGTCTAACAGGAAGCACTGGTCTAACAGGAAGTACTGGTTTAACTGGCGCTACAGGCGCGACGGGTTTAACAGGTAACACCGGTGCAACTGGTTTAACTGGAGCAACTGGTTTAACAGGCGCTACTGGAGCAACTGGTTTAACAGGCGTAACTGGCGCGACAGGTGCACAAGGTAATACAGGTGCGCAAGGAACTTCGATCAATGTTCGTGGCAGTGTTGCGGCAGTTGTTAACTTACCCGCAAGCGGGAATGCAGTTAATGATGCGTATATTGTAGATGCAGATGGTGACCTGTATGTTTGGAGCGGGTCTTCGTGGAGTAGCGTTGGACAGATTGTTGGACCCGCGGGTGCACAAGGAGTTACAGGAGTTACAGGTGCTGTTGGCGCAACAGGTTTAACTGGAGCAACAGGTTTAACTGGTAACACAGGCGCGCAAGGTGAAACTGGTTTAACTGGTTTAACTGGTTTAACTGGCAGCACAGGATTAACTGGCAGCACAGGTCTTACTGGTGCAACCGGTCTAACAGGCATGACGGGCAGCACTGGTCTTACCGGTGTAACAGGAGCAACAGGAAGCACGGGAGCAGATGGACAGACTGGATCTACAGGTTATACAGGAAGCACAGGAGCAACGGGAGCAGTTGGACAAACTGGAGCTACCGGAGCTGTGGGAGCAACTGGACAAATTGGTTCCACCGGATCTACTGGATTAGTTGGTAATACCGGTGCAACAGGCTCAACTGGCGCAACAGGCTCAGGTCAAACGGGCGCTACCGGCTCGACAGGCGCAACGGGAGACGAAGGACAGTTCTCTATTGTTGACGCTGTACCACCAACAGGTGTAAGTGGCGCTGCATGGTTTAATGCAAATGACGGCGCGGTGTATGTCTACTACGACGGTGTGTGGGTAGAAGCTGTAGGCGGCAATATCGGACCTACTGGAAAGACTGGTGCAACCGGTTTAACTGGTGTAACAGGCGCGACGGGTCTAACGGGCGCAAATGGTGTTACTGGTCTAACTGGATTAACAGGTATGACTGGCGCAACTGGTGCAACTGGTGCAACTGGTGCAAGTATAACTGGTAATACTGGCGCAGTTGGAAATACCGGCGCTACCGGCGCGACAGGTTCGGCTGCTACAACGGGTTCATGGACTATTGCCACAGGAACTAACACCTACAATTTTACAGTCCCAAGCGGTGGCACATACTCCATGTGGGTCAGGGCGAGTATACCTAACGGTATTATAGTTTGGAATGCTACAGCCACTGTGACAAATACTAATGTAGCGGCAATAGGCTATCAGTACGCTTGGAATTATACGGGCGGTGGAAGTCCTATTTCAATAACTGCCATACCTAATCAGATTAAAGGAGTAGCAGGTACAATTAGTACAGATGCTACGTATGCGGGGACTAGTAGTAATAGGTTTGATTTTACAATTGCCAACACCAGTGGATCATCGCAGACCGTTTACTACGGATACACTACTATATAATAGCAAACGCTTTATACCGCGTGAAGACGCCTCTAACCCGTACATCCTTGACCTTAAGGGTATACAATGTCTTCTTATAGATGTTGGTATTACAATATTGTACATTAGCGATAGAAGGTACTGTTTTTGACTAAGAATGTACAACCTGAAAAGCAGGCAGAACATGCCTTATTGTATGCTCGAGTCAGCACACAGATGCAGGTTAATGATGGCATGAGTATGGAAGCTCAAGAGAAGACTTTACGCAATGCGGCGGAGTTTGCAGGCTTCTCAAGTGTAGAAGTCTTACTTGAAGAAGGCCGTAGCGGTAAGTCGATTACAGGCAGACCCGTACTTCGTGACGCGCTAATTAGGCTTGATAATGGAACTGCGCAGGCTTTGATTGTTACTCGCATTGACAGACTTGCAAGATCTACTACCGACTTCTTGTCAATCGTAGACCGCGCGGCTAAGAACAATTGGCGCTTAGTCCTTCTCGACTTAAACCTAGACACCAGCACATATCAAGGTAGGTTCGTCACAACCATTATGTCTGCTCTTGCTGAGATGGAACGAGGCATCATCGCAGAGCGTCAAAAAGATGTACACAAGCACAGACGAGACAGTGGGCAGGTGTGGGGAGTAGACCTAGGGCCCAAGCAGTTGATTTCCGACGAGATACGTGCTCGTATTGTTGCTGAAAGAGAAAAAGGTCTTTCTCTACGCGCTATAGCTCGCATGCTTGACGTTGAAGGTATTCCTACTGCCTATGGTGGAACGTGGTCTGCGTCTAGTATTAAATACGTATTAGATCAGCAATCAACTGATAAGTAGTAGTATACAATATCTTTATTGTTATTAGATTTAGATAAGGAATAGCTTATGCCTGTTCTAGGAACATCTTCAGGGTCAACAAAAGGCCCTGCAACAGCACCCACAATTGGCACTGCAACAGCTGGCAATGGATCAGCATCTGTAACTTTTACAGCACCATCTTTTTCTAAACTACCTATTACTAGCTACACAGTAACAGCTTCACCCGGTGGCGCGACAGGCACAGGGGCATCTTCGCCTATAGTAGTATCAGGGTTAACAAATAGTACTGCGTATACTTTTACAGTTAAAGCATCACACGCTAACGGCCAGTCTGCGGCATCTGCAGCGTCTAACTCTGCTACTCCTACCCTACCACCTTACGCGCTATCACAAACATTTACCACTTCAGGCACTTACACAGTTCCTGCAGGTAAGACTTTGATTTCAGTGTTTGGTTGGGGTGCAGGTGGCGGAGGTGCTAATGGAGTTTGTGCAGCAAGTGGTAGCGGTGGTCGCGGTGGCGGCGGAGGTGGCAGCGGCGGTGGATTTGCATTTAGAGATTACGCCGTAACGCCTGGTCAAACCTTCACAGTAACAATTGGTACTCGCGGATTCGGTGCTGGTGCAAATGGTGGAACTGGAAGCACTGGCGGTGCTACAACTTTTGGCTCAATTGGAACTGGTAACGGTGGCGTTGGTGGGGGTGCTAGTGGCGGTAGTGGTGGAACAGCATCTTCTACTGTATCTGGCGCGACAACTTCTTCTGGTTCTTCTGGTGGTGGTGGTGGTGGTGCTGGTGGCACTGGCGGCGATGGTACTGCTGGCGCAACATTATCGTTAAATCTTTATAACTTAGGAACTGTCACTAATCAACTTGGCGGTGGCGGTGGAGGTGGCGGTGGAGGTGCCGCATATTTTGACCCAGTTGGTAGTGGAGGTTCTGCTGCAGCACTAACTATTGGAGAACAAAACGGGCGCGCTGGCCGCGGTGAGAACTATAATTATTTACCTGATTCTCCAACTCGCGGAAGTAATGGTTGCGGCGGCGGTGGCGGTGGTGGAACTTCTGGACCATATGGGCAAGGTGGCGGTAATTCAGATAACAATGGCACTGGTGGCGATGGAAAAGTTATAGTCTATGTTGCTTAGGAGTTTATGAATGATAGTTTCATATTTAGATGAAAATGATATTTGTGTCAACACTATTCTAGTTGAAAGTAAAGATCCAATTTTCCTAGATGCTGTTCTTGCAGAAAGCCAAACAGCTCTTGGCGCGGTTCGTTGGGTTGTTTCAGATGAACAGGGTATTGGCGGAATTGGTCATGTTTATAGCGATGAACACGCTAAGTTTTTACCAAATAAACCAGAAGGTTCTTGGACTTTTAATGAAGAACTTTTTGAATGGGTAAGACCCACACCTATGCCTACAGACGGTAAGCAGTACGGGTGGGATGAAGAAACTTTGTCTTGGGTAGAATTGTCTATTTAGTCTAAATCTTCTTCTATATCAAAATCAAAGACAGAATCTAAGTCAAGCGCCTGTAGTACCTTCATAAGGTAAGCGCCCATCGCAAGACCTGTCGCGGTGATTACTAATAGTGCTATTAACTTCTTTTTCATTATTTACTCGTTTATTCTTTCTACAAATACGTGCCCTCTAAAGGTGTGTGTCCCGACGTGGTTAAGAACTATCTTAGTGTCTAGCCATATCTTTCCACCAAGCGCTTGCCACCTTCTACAAAACGTGTAGTCCTCACTTAGGTAGCGTCTTGTCTCTGGCTCGATGATAGTGTCAAATAGCGCGTAGCTTTCTGTCTGTACGTAGCTTACAGTGCCGTCCTCGTGCAGTTTCTTACTGTCTGTTACAAATGATACCTCTTCTTTATAGGCATCTATCATTTCTTCTATTACTTCACGTCGGATCATCATAAACCCTGTGCCCGCGTCTTTTACCTTTACAAGGTCTCCATGCATTTTAACAGATTTATTTTTTCTATCTTCTTCGTTGTCAAATTGAAAGTTGATAACATATTCCGTTACGGCGTGCGCGATCTCTGCGGCCGACCTTGCTACATTTTCTACGTTGTTGTAATTTATCATTTTAAGCGGGTAAGCTCCTACAACGACATCTTTGTCATGTACAAGTAGTCTTATTACGTCGGTAGGGCTAAACTCAATGTCTGCGTCTATAAATAGCAGGAAATCCACTTTTTTATTACTGCCGTCTTCTTGCAGTATATCAGTAGAAAGAAAAGAAGAAACTAAACTATTGCGAGCTCTAGTTACTAAACTTTCATTCGTTATAGTGTTTAGAAGAATATGTACGCCTAAGTTTTCACATGTTTTTTGAAGTAAAAACATAGACTGTAAATAGCTAGTAGTGCACATGCCACCATAGCACGGAGTTCCAATCATCAATGATTTACCGACTAGAAATTCTTTTTGAGCCGTAGTAAGGTCAAGTGACATAATTTAGTCTTTCCGTAGGTAGTCTTTCGTAATTTGTTAAAACAGAACGGAACGCGCTTGCGCGCGTTACCGCCCTGCTTGAGATCTTAGCGTCTCTCCCAAGCGCTAAAACGTATTTCTAATATATACCTAAAAGCGCTACTTAGCAGGAAATCCTGTAATAGCAGTCCAAGTTTTTGGACCGACAACTCCGTCTGCCGCGCCTAGCTTTGGGTTAGCTTTTTGGAAGGCAATAACTGCCTTCTTTGTTACTGGACCAAATTGGCCGTCAGCTGGCTTAATCCCAAGTGCTGCTTGAAGAGTCTTAACGTGAACGCCTGCCTCGCCTGGATCAATTGTCTCTCCAGGATAAACTTTACCTGTTGTATCTTTTTCCTTAACTACCTTAGGAGTAACTGGAGCAGCTGCAGATCCCGCGTAGTCTGGACGACCCCAGCCAACGACTGCCATAGGCAATCCTTGCTTAGCGCCTTTCTTGTATGCGCGAATCTTCTTGCAACACTCACCGCCGTTACGCTGGTCACCCTTTGGAATGCCCGAGGTGTTTCCCTCAAGGCATGTCATGCTGCCGTCTTTGTTATCCTTTACGACAATTCCTACATGCGAGATGCGGTCTACACCGTCTCCTGGGAAGTCAAAGTAAACAATGTCACCAGGCTCTGGAGTATTTACTCCGTCGTTAGCATACCAACGCTTAGCTTTCTTAAATCCATCTGCGCCTGCGACTGTTGAAACGGTGTTAGGCACCTTAACTCCAGCTTTATTCGCGCACCACATTATGTACGAGCCGCACCATGGCAAAAAGTTTGCTTTAGTGAATGCTCCATACTTGGTTTCATTATCCTTAGGACCTTCAACGGTTCCTACTTCGGCAAGCGCGATCTCAACAAGACGCGCAGCCGTTCCTTGTGCTGCTGCCATTTTACTTGCCTCCTTTTGGCTTAGGCTTTGGCGTTGGCTTTGGCTTTGGCTTTGATTTACATCCACATGTTGCGCACATAGTGTTTTCCTTTCTGTTAGGTTTTACTTAACAATTATAACTGATATTTTGGTCTTAGGACATTTAGTATTGTTGTCTTTTATTGCCTTTAGCTCTTTGTCATCTACTGTTAAAGACCAGCGAATTTTTACAGTTACCCAGTTTTTAATGTAAGTGCATATGTCTTTTGCAGGTAACCAGTCGGCAGGATCTTGATCTGACTTAGATCTGTTTGTAGCAGCCGTAACTGCTATAAGTGAAACAGTGTCTCCCATGTCATTAGCGTACTGCTCGCGTTTTGCAGCGTCCCACTTACTTGCGCCTGAGTCCCAAGCCTCGGCAAGAGGCACCATGTGATCAACGTCTAGCGCAGAAAAATTTGTAACGGTTAAACCGTCGTACGCAGAGTACCACTTGCCAGTGTCCTTAACAATCTTGCACCCTGCTTCAACCTTAGGCTTTTCAAGAGCTTCTTGAAGGATTACATCATTGCGAGTGTTGCAACCGTTCTTATCTAGATCAGACCAGTGCTTAAACTGCGAACGAGCATAACCTGCGCGAACGTCAGGCGCAACCTTGAGCACTTTAATTCCAGCATCGACAGAGGCAAACACCTTTGGCTTTTCTACAGCGTGCGCAGAAGACATAACTGTAAGTGACACAAGTGCTCCTACAAAAATAATTTTTTTATTCACTTTGTTCCTAACGTGTTGAGTAGCGTGAAGCAATGCCCCAGTCAACTTCTCCGGTAGGCACAGCGCGAGGAACAAGTGCACGACCTTGAATCTCCGCTCGTGAGCCAAGACCGACAACTTTCATTCCACGATCAGATATCTTACGCTGGAATCCGATCTGTG